GTTTCGTAAGATTGCATGATCCCGCTGCTCCGTTGGTAAAGACATCATGACTGCATCTTGTCTGTCCCGGCACACCCAAATGTTTGACTCTTGCTTGAATTGACATCGACACCATCCATACCGAGCGATCACTATCATTCAGACTAGTTCGTTCAACCGGAACAACTGTCGTGGCACCATCACTAACCAACTGAGCCAAATCACTATCCTTGACAAATCGATCGACTATATTTGTGTGGTTCTGGTATGTTTTATCGGTAATCTTAAGCATACAAACGTCGTGAGAAACCGCACTAGCTGCTCGATGAGCCTCAAACCACCTCCACTTTCCTGACTCAAGTCTACCAACCCAATAGTGACTATGTTTAATATGACCAACAGTGACGATGTATTTGTCTCGCACTCCAACTCCCCAACACAACGGTGTTCCAACCTCAAGGGGTGGCAAGTCCGGATAATAAGGCTGAATTGCAAATGTTTGTTTGTACGTTATCTGTTTGGCGAGTTGCATCATCTCCAAATCTTGACAGTTCTGTTGTTCTTCATCCATCGAAACAACCTTTCCATCTTTGGCAAACAATTTATCATTAAAAGGATTATACTTACGATCAAAATCCTCAAATGAACCTGACAGAATGTAACCTGCAAAAGCAAGAGAGGTTAAACCATTCGTGTATCGATAACCAGGCTGAGTTTGTTTATCCAAGTCAGTAAAGGAATGTCTCTTCGTTCTCCAACACCACGACAACACTTTCCAACTATCAATCTCCTCATCGTCAGCAACAACACCGTCTGAGTTCAAATAACGAACAGCCTTCCTGTTGTTCCATTTGTCATACACACCATATATGCGATGGTCTTTGGTGCATAGAGTAAAACCGGGAGTCATCTCATCAATGTCATCATCACTAATCTGTAATTGAGCATAAGTCTGTGTGATCCAGCTATAAATCTCAAGTGGTTGAGATGAAGGGGAAGCCTCAAGCAATACACACTTGTTTTCTCTCTTTGCCAACATCATCAAGATTCTTTTCAGCGGCTCCGAGTTACCCTTGAACGCATAGTGTTCCAAATGGGATAGGAATGCATAAGCTATTTGATTCCCTGACTTCGCTGATCGGTCTCTTGATTCTGCCAACGCAAGATTGAAAGCAGTAGGATCTTCAAAGAATTGAAGTCGGAATGATGAATTCGCCGATCTAATCCAATCACGCCCTGCTTGATATCTCGTTCCTCCATGTCTCACTCTCTGTTTGATATTATGACTTGCTCTGCTTGAAGATGACATTCTCTGTGACATAGAGTCAATTGAGG